CGTGCGCACAGCGCGAACGCCTCCGGCCGGCAGCCGGTTGTCGTCAGGACCTGAAGCATGCGTAGCGCTCCGCGTCATCGCCAATCCACGATCGCAGCACGGACAAGTCATCGTCCTGGTCTCCGGCGAAGTCGTCTCTGTGCCCGATGCCAATACCTCCGCGGCCCGGCATGCCCTTAATCCCCACGACGTGCGTCGCGACCGTCAACATCGCCGGCACCCGGCACTCGCGCCAGAGCCGCATGTCAAGGCCGGACGCGTGTCGGCCCGCGAGGCTGAACAGCATTCGCGTCGCGCGCCCGATCGTCGCCGTGCTGCACAGGCTCGCGTGCGCGACGTTGCCCATGTTCCGCGCGACGCGCCGGCGGACGTGGTAGTACCGCGCGCCGGCCTCACCGAACAGTTCGCAGTGCGTGAGCGCATCCGCGCAGGTCTGAAGCCACGCCGGAGAATACCAGTCGTCGTCCTCCACGATCACCAGCGGGACCTCGCCGTCGATCGCCAGCAGGCCGGCGCGCAGGTTCCGCGCCTGCGTGTTCTGGCCGGGCTGCCACACCGGCCGCGTGCGCATCACCTCGACCTTCCAGGTCGCCGGCATGGTCGGCGCATCGATGCCCGGCTCGCCGTCGTCGACGATCACCCAGCGCACGGGCTCGGTGTACGTCTGCCGGCGCATGTACTCGACGCACATGCCGAAAGCCTCGGGCCTGCCGCCCGTGGTCGTGAGTACCTGCAGCGTCATGCGCGCGCGACCGCGAAGGTGTGCAGCGGCTCCTGCCGCCGGATCAATCCGCGCTCGCCGTGGTCGTTCAGGGCGAATGCCACGTTCGGCCCGCTGTTCGCCGTCGCGACGTCCTTGTAGCCGGACACCTCGAGCACGGCGCGCAGACCCGACTCCGTGAACCGGTAGAAGTCATCAGGGAACGCGTGCCGCGGGAAGCAGAACGGGACCGTCACGATCAGCAGCGCGCCGGGCTGCATCAGCGCGCGCAGCCGCACCAGCGCGGTCCACGGGTTGCGCACGTGCTCGAGCACCTCGGACAGCACGACGCCGGAGAACCGGCCGATCCACTCGTCGGGCGGGTCATGAAGATCCGCGACCACGTCGACGTTCGGGCCCGGCTGCATGTCGATGCCTGTCCACTGGCCGCGGGCGAGGTCGCGATTCACGACCCACCAGGCGTCCGGCGTGTGCATGCGCGAGCCGACCTCGAGCACGTCATCGCCGAGGCCGGCTGCGTGCTTCTCGATCCACGCGCGGACCTGCCCGCGCACGCTATTCGGTGGCAGCCTGTTCAAGCTGTTCCTCCAAGGTTCCACGTGGAAAGCACGTCAGCGCAGTGGCGCGCGACGCGTTGATGACCTCGACCCCGAGCGCGCGCATTTGCCGCGAGCACTGTGCGAATCGCTCGAACCACTGCGGCATGCTCTTCGCGTTGCCGAGGCTCTGCGGGTGGTCGCCGTGCGAATGCGACTTGCCGCCTGTTCGCTGGCAGTCATAGCCGGCCAGGACGATGCGGCGCGCACCCATCCAGGCCGACAGCGCGATCGCCGCGGCTCCCGAGTTGCTGAACGTCTGGAACGGACTCGCCTGCGCGAACCCGTGTTGCTGCCGGCCGCTGAAGCGAAGGCCACGGAACGATTCGATGACGTCCTGCCCGTAGACCTTCCACCACGGCGGGTCGATCGCATACAGCGCATCGGCCCAAGGGGCGGCCTTGAACATCGTGTTCGTGACGACTACGGCTCGCCGGCCGGTTCCTCCGGATCGTCCTTCGCCTTCTTGCGCTTGCCCTTCGCCGGCTCCGAATCGCCAGCGTCGGATTCGCTCGACGTCGTCTGCGGTGCAGCTTGGGCCGGAAGCGATGCAGACGACGGTGAATCCGTCCCACCGGCCTGGGGAGGGTGTTCATCGGCCGGGAGGCCGGAGAAGCTGACGAGGCCCTTCTCGCGCAGCGCGCGCGCCGCGGTGCTCGTGATGTTCGGTGTGTCACCCCGCTTGTAGGTGACGCCACAGTGGTTGAACGTGGAAAGTGCGGTGACGATCATGCTCGGCTCCAAAGAGAAAGGGCGGCCGAAGCCGCCCTTTCAGGTGGTTGCACTGGTTCGACCGGATCAGCTCAGGTCGTCGAAGCCGCCCTTCACAAACGCGGCCGGCCGGTAGACCGTGAGACCGATCCGCTCTTCGCAGCGGATGGTCGCCATGTTCTTGATGAAGTTGTCGCGGTCCTCGAGCGAGATCACGACGTTGACGTCCTCGCGATCCCAGCCCTGCACCGCCAGGCCACCGCCGAACGCACCGACGAGGAAGTCGTCGGCCGAGATCGCCTGCGTCGGAACGACGTTGCGACCCCACAGGCCCGGCAAGTTCACCGAACGCGGGTTGGCGAACAGGTAGGCGTTGTCCTCGGTCTTCGTCAGCTCGATCGCAGCCCAGTCGATCGGGCTGATCACGATACCGTCCGCCCAGTACTCGGCGAGCTCGACCTGCAGCAGGGCCAGACGCAGACGGTCGAGGCGGGTCTCGGCCTGCACGGTCACGCCCGGGTTGCTGTAGGCCGTGGCCTGCGTGTAGATGCCGTCGAGGTTGAGGCCGACACCGCTGCCGTTCAGCAGCTGGTTTTCCTCGACAAGCTTCAGGCCGTAGCGCAGGCGGCCGTCGATGTACGACTGCAGCTGCGGCACGTCGGCGAGCACCTGCTTCGACGCGTGGATCCAGTGCGCGATCGTCACGATCGGGGCCTGCGCGGCTTCGAACGTGATGTTCGATTCCGCCTTGCCGGCCGACGGGTTCTCGGACACCGGCGCGGCGCTGTTGGTGAACACCAGCTCGCGCGCGAACTCGACCGAGTTCGAGGTCGTGCGACCCCACGCGATCAGGTCGCTGATCGTCAGGCGACGCAGGCCCGGCTGCTGGATGCCCGGGATGCGATCCGGAAGGATCAGGTCGCCCGCCGATGCGGCGCCTTCCGTGATCTTCGCCTGCACGCCCATCGCGAACGAGCCGGCCGGGCGCTTCGCCCAGGTCTGGAAGCCTTCGTTCGCGGTGACCTGCTCGCCCATCGTCTGCGGACGCTCGGGCTCGCCGCCGCCCTGCTCGAGCTTGGCGAGCTTCTGCTCGGCCGACTGCAGGTTCGCGCGCAGCTCGCCCTGCTGCATGAGCAGTTCGTCGACCTTGGCGCGGGTTTCCTCGGAGAGCTTGGCGTGCGCCTTGATCTCCTTGTCCGCCTTCTCGGCGTGGGCCTTCAGCTGGTCGCCGACCTGCTTCAGGGATTCGTTGATTGCCTTGATGTCGCCATCGGCGGCCATGGTGCTACCTCTCAGAGAATGGTGGTCAGGGATGCGGCGATGGCCGCGGACTCGCGCAGCTCGGCAGGGTCACCCTCGCCGGTCGCGGACGGGTCGCCCGTCACGCCGCCAGCCCGGAGGCTGGACTTGAAGTCGCTGATGAGGCGAACGGCCTCGTTCTTCGGCATGCCGCTCGCACGCATGGCCGCTTCGATGCGGCGCACCGCGCTGGCCTTCGCCTTCTCGCCGTCGCTGGCGATTTGGTCGGAAGGCAGCAGTTCGTCGGCGAAACCCTGCTCGATCGCGGCGCTGCCGCCGATCCACGTCTCGGCATCCATGAGCTTGGCCATGGCCTTGACGTCCTTGCCTGTGTGCGCGGCGTAGATGTCGGCCATCGCCGTGTCGAACGGCTCGAGCGTGTCGGCCACTTCGCGCAGGTCGTGGCGGTTGCCGATCGCCATGACCCAGCAGTTGTGCACCATCAGGAATCCGGCGCGTGCGATCTGCACGGTGTCGCCGGCCATCGCGATGATCGACGCCGCGGAGGCCGCCACCCCGAGCACCTTCACCGTCACGTCACCCGGGTGCTCGCGCAACAGGTTGTAGATCGCCATGCCCTCGAACAGGTCACCGCCGGGGCTGTTGATGTTGACCGTCACCGGCCCTTTTCCGAGAGAGCGCAGCGCGCCGGCGATGCGCTTCGCCGTTACGCCCTCGCCGGTCCAGTAGTCGTAACCGATCACGTCGTAGACGCTGATCGAGCGGTCCTCGTCGTCGGCCGCAGCGCGCACGCCGGCATCCCAGCGATCGAGCGCCGCTGGCGCAAGGTGCGGGCGCACGTCGGCCTGCGGGCGGCCGGCAGGCGCACCCGGGAGTTGGCGGGTCGTCATGGTTCAATCCTTCCTGTCGTCGGCGAGGCCGAGGAATGCGCGGATCGCCGCGCGCGCGGTGTTGGCGTCATCGACACCGAGGCCGATGCTGTCGAGCGTGGTCATCGCCGATTGCACGGTCAGCACCGCGGCATTGCCGCCCATCGGCTCCCGGTCCTCGAGCTCGCGGACCTCGTCGCGCGTCAGCACGCCGTTGTTGACCATCGCGGTGTAGAACGCCGAGCGGCCCGCGCTGTCAGCGCGCAGCAGGCCCTCGACGGCGAACTTCGGGTAGAAGCGCAGGCGCTCTGCCGGCGTGAGCAGGTCCTTGCTGATCGCCTGCTCGATCCGGCGCAGCCACGGCGCCAGGGTGAACGTCAGGAAGCCGATCATCTGCTGCTCGATGCCAGTGCCCCAGCTCGTCGACTTCTCGGCGTGGCCGACCATGAAGGGCGGAACGCGGAACCAGCGGCAGATTTCCTCGACGCTGAATCCGCGCGATTCGAGCAACTGCGCGTCGTTCGGGTTGATGCCGAGCGTGTCGGCTTCCATGCCACCCTCGAGCAGGGGCGACTTGCCGGCGTTGATCGCGCCGGTGATCTCTTTCAGGTTGTCGCGGAACTCGGTGCGCTGCTTCTCCGAGAGCACGCGCTCCATCTTGAAGTAGACCGTCTGCATCAGGCCGTTGGCGAAGGTCTTGCCGGCTGCCACATCGGCGGCCTGCGCGGCGCCGAACACGTTCGCGCCGTACTGAACGACCGACACGCCGCATTTCCCGTCGAGCGTGAAGCCGGGGATCGTCCAGATGCGATCGCGCGGGATGACGCGCTGGCGACCGTTGTCCTCGGTGTAGCGATACTCCTTCCGACCTTCGAGCCCGCGCGTGACGCTCAGTCGGCCCGGCGCAAGAAACTGCAGGCCGACGAGCCGGCTGTCGGCCATCAGCTTCTCGACGTAGGCGTTCCCGCGCAGGAGCATCGCCGCGACCGTCGATTCCCAGAACACCGCCGCGGTACTGTCGACATTCGGCTGGTCGTGGATCACGAACTGCAGCGCATGATTGCGCGCGACGCGCTTGCCGGCGCTCGTGCGCTCATACATCGACAGCGGCAGCGTGCTGATCGTCTCGGCAATCAGCCGCGTGCACGCCCACACCGCGGACAGCTGCATCGCGGTCGTCGGCGTGACGGCCTGCCCAGAGTCCGAGCGGATCGACAGCGGCGCCCACCAATCGGCATCGGTCAACGTGCCCGGAACGTCGAGCCAGTTCAGGATGGCGGCCCGGATGCGCCCCGGCTTCTTCGCGGTCTTGGTCTTCACGTCAAACGATCACCGGATTCGCCAGGAAGTCACCCATGTCGTCCTCGTCGTCCGCTGCCAGGGCGACGCCGACGGCCATGTAGAGGGCCACCATGTCGTCGATCTTGTCGGGGCTCCGCTTCTTGTCCGGAGCCATGTTCAGGTTCGCGTCGTACCGCGGCACGACGTTGCTGGCGCACCAACGCAGCACCGGGTCGCCGGAGTGCGCGAGGTAGCCCTTGCGGTAGGCCTGCTCGACCTCTTGCATTGCAGGGTGGTAGGAGCGAGCACCCTGGATGAACTTGACCAGGGGCAGTCCGTCCGCGATCAGCCGATTGCACAGGTCGCGCGAGTTCCAATCGTCGAAGGCGATCGCCGTCGGCCGGAAACGCTCCGCGTCCTCGCGGATCGCCGCCTCGATGACCGCGTAGTCGACGGTGTCGCCGTGCGTCTGTTCGATCAGGCCGGCCGCGACCCAGCCGGCGTAGGCGTGCGCACCACGCTCAGTCCGATGCGCCACCGCGTCCGCGGGCACCCAGCGCCGGCCCCAGGTGTACCACCGTCCCTCCACGCGCCAGACAAGACGCCAGGCCGTGAGGTCTGTCGTGCTCGAAAGGTCGAACGCTGCCCAGCACGGGAACTGCGCCAGCCAGTCCAGGTCGACCGCGCCGTCGCAGCGTTTCCACCGGGCGATGTCGATCAGCGCGCGCGCTGCGGACGCCTGCCGGTTCAGCCGCTTGATCCGGAACTCGCCGAGCCGGCCGGGCATCGCCCGGGCCTCGATCGCCAGCTTCGCCATCTCGCGCGCCAGCAGCGGATTCGCGTCCATCAGCGGGTTGGCCTTGATCCACTTCGTGTCGTCGAAGTCCTCGTCGTCCTCGTCGACGGCGTAGATCAGGGCGAACAGGTGATCGGCTTCGATCACACCCTCGAGTACCTGCTGCGCGAAGTGCCGCAACTCCGGCCACGGTCCGGGCGTCTCGTAGCCCTCCGTCGTCGTGAACAGGAACAGCGGGTTCGCGCGCGCGCCGGCGGCAGACTTGAGCACGTTCAGCAGATCGTGCGACTTGTGCGCGTGCACCTCGTCGAGGCCGGCCGAGCTCGGGTTCAGGCCGTCCTGCGTCGAGGCCTTCGCGTTGATCGGCTTGAACGTGCCACCGTTCGACAGGCATGCGATCGCGTTGGCGAACGGCTCGACACCGAACGCGATGCGCAGGTCGGGCGTCCGCTCGACCATCCGACGCGCGATCCCGAACACGATGCGCGCCTGCGCGCCGGTCGTCGCCGCCGACACCACCTGCGGCCCGACCTCGCCCTCGCAGCACTCGCAGTACAGCAGGACGCCGGCCGCCCATGTCGACTTCGCGTTCTTGCGCGCGACAGCGAACAGCGCCTCGCTGAACCGGCGCGTGCCGTCGGGATTCCGGAAGCCGAAGATGTTGACCGTCGCGAATACGTGCGCCGGGTGCAGCACGATGTTCGGCGTCTCCCACCGACCCTCGACGTGCGGCAGCTGCTCGATGAACCGGCATGGGTCCGCGGCGTGCCAGGCGCAGAACCGGAACGGTGCGCCCTTGCGCTTCGACCGCTTCAGGTCGTCGAGGAACCGGCGTGCCGCCAGCCGGACCCACTTGCCGAACTTCTTCCCTCGCTTGTCGGCCGCCGCTTCTCGCGCGTACGCGATCGCGATGGCGACGTGATCACGCTGGCCGCTTGCCGATCCCGGCGAACGCGTTCCCCTTGGGCTTCTCGACATTCGGATCAACCAGGTTGGCGGCAACTCGGCGACGCGCGGCCGGCGTCATCCCGAACTCGGACCAGAGCGCCTTCAGCGCGTTGTCGTCCGATGCGCTCATGTCCATGCCGGCCTTCGCCTTCTGCCGGAACCGTTGCCACGCGTAGCAGACCTGCTCGAGCGGGTAGAGGTCGACCTCCTGCAAGACGCCGGCGGCGACCAGCTTCGGCCCGAGGTCGTTCCACGCCTGCGCACCGTCCGGGTTCAGGTGTTGCGGCGGATCGGGGAACTCCCTGACCGGCTCGAACGACGGCGCATCGGCCGGCTCGCGGTCCGGGCGCGACGTGCCGGCGAGCAGCTTCAGTGCCGGCGGCTTTGCCTTTCGTCCCACAAAAACCCCTTTGCCGGATATCGCCGGTGCGAAAAAACGATTGGACGCCGCGTGCCGTAGACGGGAAAGGGCAGACTTTCGCCCGCCCCCCCCGGCTCACAGTGTCTGGATGTCCTTGCGCATCGGCGGAACCACGCCCCCGTTCAGGTCGAAGGTCGGAGCCTCGTCGTCCTCGATGCCTTCCTCGATCAGCGCGAGCAGCGCCTGTTCGAGCTGGTCGACTCGGCGCTCAAGGCTTGCGATGCGGTCTGCGGCGCTGGTGCCTGCATCTCCAGGCGCGTTTTCTTGCTGTGGTCCGTGATGCATAGCGTCTGCAGGTTGCTCGGGTCGTTGTTGTGGCTGTCGCCGTCGACGTGGTCGACCTGGTCGCCGTAGCAGCCGCACACGGCGCATACGAAGCCGTCGCGGGTGAGGATCACCTCGCGCATCTGGCGCCATGCCTTGCTGCCAGTATGGAAAGCGCGGCGGCGCTGGCGGTTGGTGGCTTGCTTGCCCTGCGGGTTGTGCTTCGGTGCTGTGATGTTGCGCGGGCGGAACGTGGGCGCCTTGCGTGGCATCAGCGGACCATCAGGTCCGAGGCGCGGACGGGCAGCGCGCTCATCGGATCGCCCCATTCGCCCGGAGCGCGCCCTCGCACGTGCGCGCAGCGTGGCCCTTGGCGCCTTCCTTCTCGGCAACGCCCATCGCCTCGATGGCCCACTCGTCCATCAGCGGCATGCACTCGTGCGCCGGGATCGACGTGCAGTCCGGGACGGGCGGCAGCGCATCAGCCGGGGCCGGAGCGCATCTCACCTCGGGCGGCTGCGGCGGCGCGATCGCGGGCCTGGTCGAGTTCCTGCTGCACGCGGACAGGACGAGCAGGAGCAGAACAGCGATCAGCAGCCGGCAGTGCGGCGGCCTCACGGTAGACGATGCGGACACGTTCGCGGGCCTCGGTTGTGCGCAGGTCGATCGGCGGGAGCGCCTGCCAAAGCCACGATTGCGTGGCTGTGTGCGTGGATGCGGCCGCGCGGGCGGACTCGTCAGCAGCGGTGCGGGCGGACTCGGCCGCTCTGGCCTGGTCGGCCTCGCACGCAGCGCGGCCGTGGTCTCGGCCCGTGGCGTACGCATACCAGACCACGCCGAGCGCCAGGGCGACCGCAGCGAGCGCGAGGTAGGCGCGCATCAGTCGCTGTCAATCCAGCGGTCGATGTACGGGCGGCCGAAGTAGCCGAGAGCGACGCCGACGATCAGGGTGGCAAGTGCAAGCATGATCTAGTCCTCAGTCGTTCGCGCGCAGGAGCGCGCTGATGCAGATACCGATGGCGACGCCGAGCAACAACAGGGCGACGCCTACCATCACTCCACCCCGCACGACACGAGCCGGGTGCCGGTCAGCCAGTCCACGCGGGCGACCTCTGCCCTGCACTTCTGGTGCCGCTCTTGCTGGCGCGTCCAGACGCCGGGGCAGCGCCGGTTGCCCGGCGTCGAGCAGTCGAACCCGGCAGCAAACCGATACCGCAGCAGCGCATCACACGCCTGCCTGTACTCGCCGGCCAGCAGGTGCCGGCGCATGCTCGACGACCGCCAGTTCCCGATGCCGAATTGCCCTGTGAAATCCAGGTAGAGGTCGAACTCGCCTTGCGTCAGTTCGACGCCGGGCAGCGAATCGCGGAACCTGTGCGCCTCCTGATCGTGCAGCGCCGCTGCGAGCCGTGCGGCGCGCTCGCGAGTGATCGGCGGGTCCGTCATGCGGACCGGGTTGCCATCCTCGTAGCGCGTGCTGCCGTGGCCGATCGTAGGCCTGTCGCCCTGCGTCGGGATGATCGGACGCTCGGTGAATCCTTCGTTCGCGACCCATACCGCAGTGCCGGCGGCGCTCAGCGAAAGCGCACTGACCGCGATTCGCAGGACTGTGGTTTTCATTCCTGCCGGAGGCGTTCCAGCTCCAGCGCGTGTTTCTCAGCATCGCGCCGGTCAGCGCGGTGCCGGTACAGCCAGTTCATCAGCAGACCGCTGACCGCTACCGCCAAGCCGCCGTATGCCGCCAATTCGTTTGCTGCCAGTCCCCCGATTA